GAACACCGCAAAGGTCAGATGGAGAATACGAACTACACATGGACGAGTTATCGTGACTGTCCGTTCTTTCCAAAGACTCTTGCAATTGAGTATAAATCTATATCAGAAACAGGTTGGTATCACAAGATGTATCAAATCATGGTTGCAACTGCCGGTAGTGCAATCAAGAAGGGATATCCAATCACCGCACGTGAAATTGCCGAACTATGTCGGCAGCTTGACATTGATACTGGCAATTGGTATACTAGCCGTCCGTTAGAAGTAGAAGCGGATCGTGCTGTAGAATATGCATATCGTAACAACTAGGAGTTATTATGGCTGAACAAGAAATTTCCGACGCTGAAATCGTCGAAGAAACCCCCAAAGGCCCACTGCGGGTCGCTGTTATTGGAGAGGAAGACAACGTACTGGCACGTGCCACGTTATTGTCTTTCGGTGTTCCGAAGGGGGTGGAAGTACAGAGGTATTCTGTGGAGGAAATCGACACATGTGTCGAAACAACACCAAACGTTGTATTTTGGTGTGAACCCATTGATGTGAAAAAGAATGACAGTCTTGATGACTCTGATCTTCTTGCATCTATTCAGAAATTAGTTCGAGTGTCTCGATCAGGTATCTGTATTCGTTCGGTGATCAATATCGAGACTCATGATCGATTGGTTATGTCATTGACCAAAGAAGGTTTCGATGCGAAGGTAGTCTACATGCCTGACATGTCTGACAGTCAGAATGTTACCGACATAATCGATGCGTCTCTGATCATGGGTGGTTCACAACAGGCTATCGGTGCACTCGTAGGAATACTGAGTGGTGCGTCTTGGTTCAATACACTTGACCTTGTTACTGGTACTGCCGCAGAAGTCGTATATACTCGACTTGCAGTGTCTGGTTACAACATGGTTCGTCAGAAGTACTTTGACGAAGTCCATGAAGCAGTGTTGGATATGAAGGGTGCCAATCCGATGATTGTGAATCGTCTGATCACAAAAGTATTGGGTGATGTACCAGTACCGTCCAGTGTGAATGAAAACGTATATGATGCACGAATCTTTGCAGGTGCTACAGACAAACTTACATTGATCGAATCCTGTTTGGAGAATTAATATGTCGCTAATGGCGAAACTAAAAAAGAACTCGAAGGTTGTGGGTACTGCGGTACTAGATCAATCCGAGTTCTTTCAAGAGAAAGAGATCACACGAATCAACGTTCCCATGATGAATGTGGCTCTTTCTGGTAAGTTGGACGGTGGTCTATCTTCAGGTCTAACTGTCCTTGCAGGGCCATCGAAACATTTCAAGACATCATTTGCCTTGAAGATGGCCTCTGCTTATTTGGAATCTGATCCTGAAGCAATCATGTTGTTCTATGATTCAGAATTTGGATCACCCCAATCATACTTCACCAACTTTGGCATTGATACAAGTCGTGTGTTGCACGTACCGATCACCAATGTCGAGGAACTGAAGTTTGACTTGATTAATCAATTAGAAGAGATCGGAAAGGATGACAAGGTCATCATCGTGATTGACTCTATTGGCAACCTTGCGTCTAAGAAAGAACTTGAAGATGCAATCAATGAGAAATCTGTCGCAGACATGTCACGTGCGAAGGCACTGAAAGGTCTGTTCCGAATGTCAACGCCGTATCTGACCATGAAGAACATTCCGTTACTGGCGATCAACCACACTTACAAAGAGATTGGATTGTTTCCAAAAGATATCGTAGGTGGTGGTACGGGTATCTACTACTCTGCGGATAACATCTGGATTCTGGGTCGCCGTCAGAACAAAACGGGTACAGAGGTGACTGGATATGACTTCATCATTAATGTCGAGAAGTCGCGATACGTTAAAGAAAAGTCTAAGATTCCTATCTCGGTTTCTTGGGATGGTGGCATTGAACGTTTCAGCGGTCTGTTGGACGTTGCTTTGGCTGGTGGTTACGTTATTAAACCTAGTAATGGCTGGTATCAACTGGTCGATAAAACAACTGGGGAAGAGATCGGATCGAAGGTGAGACAGAAAGACACTCTTACCGAGGAGTTCTGGAAACCGTTGTTGAGTCGTCAAGACTTCTCTGATTTTGTGACAGGTATGTACTCCATCACTGGAGGTGTTACTGCTGAGTTAGAACTGGAGGATGTCGAATGAGTTTAACGGACGATGTTGACTATCAGTTGATACCTGCCGAGGGTGTTGATAATGAACAAGCGTGGGACGTTCGCGTCCTGCGTGGCCCTTTTACTGAGACAGTTATTCGATATGGTAATCTTGCGGTCGATGAAGAAAAAGGTTGTTTGAACTTTAACTTTATGGTAATATCTACACCTGATGATACATTGACTGAAGAGAATGAAGACCTGCAAATATTTGTGGGTGACATTCTAGAGTCACTCCTTGAAACCGCTATCGATGAAGGCAGTCTACTTGAGAATGAAAGAACAACTGATACTGAATGAATTTGTCACTAACGACTCTTACATGCGTAAGGTCGGCCCGTTCCTTAAAAAACAATACTTCGAAGGTGTCTACAAACTGATCTTTTCTGAGATCGCAACTTATGCAAACAAGTACAACAAACTCCCTACCGAAGACGCCCTGAGACTTCAGATCACAGAATCTGATAACATTAACGAATCAAACTATAACGAGGCACTAGAGGTTCTTCCGTCCCTCTTTGCAAAGAAAGAACACGATCAACAATGGTTGTACGATATCACTGAGAAGTGGTGTCAAGACCGTGCGGTGTATCTGGCGATCATGGAATCGATTCAGATCATTGATGGTAAACACCAGACCTTGACCAAGAACTCTCTGCCTGATGTGTTACAGAAGGCCTTGTCAGTTTCTTTTGACACTAATATAGGACACGACTATGTTGAAAACGCTGATGATCGTTATGATTTTTATCATCGTACTGAAGATAGGATTCCTTTTGATCTCGAATATTTTAATGCCATTACTAAAGGTGGTCTTCCTAATAAAACTCTCAATATTGCTCTTGCTGGTACTGGTGTCGGTAAATCTCTCTTCATGTGCCACGTTGCAGCCGGTGCATTGTCACAAGGAAGGAATGTTCTTTACATCACAATGGAAATGTCAGAAGAGCGTATTGCAGAACGAATTGACGCCAATCTTCTCAACTGTCCAATCGACCAGATCCCAAACCTATCTAAGGTCATGTTCAGAGATCGAGTGCGGGAAATCGGAAAGAAGTCCGAAGGACAATTGATCATCAAAGAGTATCCGACAGGACAGGCGCACACGAATCACTTCCGTGCACTGCTCGAAGAACTTCGTTTGAAAAAGAAGTTTGCGCCTGACATTATCTTTGTTGATTACCTAAATATATGTGCATCTTCACGAATGAAGGGAATGGGTGGTTCGATTAATTCATACACCTATATCAAGGCAATCGCTGAAGAACTTCGTGGTCTTGCCGTTGAGTTTGATGTTCCGATCGTATCTGCAACCCAGACAACTCGATCTGGTTTCGCAAACTCTGACCCAGGCCTAGAAGACACCTCGGAGTCGTTTGGATTGCCTGCCACTGCGGATCTTATGTTTGCACTGGTGTCTAATGAGGAACTTGAGAACCTTGGTCAGATCATGGTGAAACAGTTGAAGAATCGATACAATGATCCGAATGCAAACAAACGATTCGTGGTTGGTATTGATCGATCCAAGATGAAACTATTTGATGTGGATGAAAGAGAACAGACTCTTACTCAAGAAGATGATATCCCCGTGTTCGATAAGACACCATCGGGAGATAAACTAAAACGTATTAACTTCTCATAGGAGTAGGGCCATGGATCCATATATTCACACTATCATCGCAACAGGTTTGATGTACGTATCGTACCGAGTGGGTTACTACTATGGCGATATCAATGGTATAGAGGGAATGGTACAAACCCTTCTGACTATCTTCAAGGCAGATGGTATGGAGATCAATGAGGAAGGTGAGTTCTGGATTAAAAAAGATGGAGAAACTAAAAAGGTTAATTGATGATTGATTATAAATTTCGTGAACCTGAACTGATTGAAGAATTCAAACGTTACATTGACTCGACCTATGCGGGTCACTATGGTCAGAGTTTCTGTTCGCTTTGAACGCTAAAGAAATGGCGATCGAGGATGATGGAACTCTTACAGTAACCCTACACAATGGTAAAAAGAAAACACTTGAGGAATTAGGTGAGTAAATGATTATTGGATTCACAGCGAGCACTTTCGATTTGCTTCACGCTGGACATGTCTCTATGTTACGTGAAGCAAAAGAACAGTGCGATTATTTGATATGTGGGCTTCAAGTTGATCCCACAGTTGATCGACCAGAAAAGAATAAACCCGTTCAAACACTGGTCGAACGATACACTCAACTCTCTGCTGTTAAATACGTTGATGAAATTATACCATATCAGACCGAAGATGATCTGATCGATATCTTGAATATGGTGAATATAGATGTTAGAATAATAGGTCATGAATATAAAGACACTACCTTTACGGGTAGAGCAACATGCGCAAAACGTGGTATTGAAATTTATTTTAACAAACGAGACCATAGGTTCTCGTCTAGTGATTTGAGAAAGAGGGTAGTAGAAAGTGATAAATTATAAGTTTCGTGAAGATGAACTGATAGAAGAATTCAAGAGATACATTGACTCGACTTATGCGGGTCACTATGGTCAAGGCGGACTTCAGTCTGCTGAGATCATCGTAGACCGTGGTCATGGCATGGGTTTCTTTTCTGGTAATATCGACAAGTACAACGACCGATATGGCAAGAAGGGTGAGACGCCTGATGATTGGAGAAAGGATGTTATGAAAACAATTCATTATGGTTTTCTGAAACTGTACGAACACGATCGGTTGCACAGTGAAGATTGACAAACGGGCATTAAAAGAGGCGGTTTTTGACACGGCGCTTGCAACACCGCTGAATCTTATGTTAAACTATATCTTTCTTGCGGTCTTTCTCTCATGGGGTTGGGGCGCATTTCAGATATCAGTTGGAATGACTGTTATGTTTTTTATGGTTGCGATTGTTCGCAAATATTATGTAAGGCAATATTTTAAACGTGGAGATAGTGATGTCAAGTAGTGAAATTAATCAAAGTATTACAGGATTCGTGGACGCGGCCAAGAAAGGAGTTGTGACGGTCGAGTTCCGCAAAATTGACACTGGTGAACTTAGAGTCATGCCCTGTACCCTCAATCGAGAACTTTCTGAAAACAATGTGCAGGAAATCCTCGAACAAAAGGATGAATCCGACAACATAGCCGTCTGGTCTATGGACAAACAGGCATGGAGATCGTTTCGGGTCAACACCCTGCAAGCGTGGTATCGAGGTTACCCACGTGTCTAAAGGTTATAAGAAATTTCTTTTTTATAACAAAATAATCTAAAAAAACTTCAAAAACCGCTTGCAAAAACCTCCGTTATTTGAGATAATACATGTGTTGGTTGGGGAGATCTGGTGTCTTCTGACTAGGAACCCTCGGGGTTCACTGCTTCTCCCCCTCCCCTTTTTGATTATGGAGATTTGATTATGAATGCTTTGATTGCCGAATATAACAAGCGTGGTTACCAGTTAGAGATCGACGCTTCCAGCCTTGTTGCGAAATGTACTCGTGAGAGCAAACGTGCTCGTCTCGGTTACAAAGTCGAGTACAACTACCGTTTCCAAACTATCGATCGTATGTGGAAACACGTTGAAGGTTTCCTTGCTGGTCTTGATCGTGCCGCCGAGTTCAAAGCGAAACGCAAAGCACAACGTGCGCTTGATCGTCAGAACGCAGTCGCCAATGCTCAAGTCGGTGACATCTATGTCGCTTCTTGGGGTTGGGAACAGACTAACGTTGACGCCTACCAAGTTGTCGCTAAGAAAGGTGCGACTGTGACTCTTCGTGAGATTGGTCTTCGCAGTGTTGACGGTTCTGAAGGTTTCATGTGCGACAAGGTTGTTCCTGTCAAAGATGCTTTCATCGGTGAAGAGTTCACCAAACGAATCACTGGTCGATACATCAAGATCGACGATGTCCGCTCTGCTTGTCCTGCTGAAGAAGGCAAAGAATTCTATCGTTCTTGGTACGCTTAAGGAGTTATTATGGATACTATAGTTTACGATGTGGTTTGGAAAGATAGTGATGGTGTCAAATATCAAGACACCTATTTTTCTGAACGGCAGGCTAAATTGCAGGTCAAGAGTCTTAACGAAGAAGGCAAAGATGCCTACATTATTGAGTGGGATGTATCCTAGTGCTTAACGTTTTCTTTCAGGGTCGTGTACGTCAACAGGCGAGACTCCAAGAGTTTGCCTGTGATGTGATCAATGATTTGTTACCTCGTGAGTTCAAACGTGATATTGACATTCATGTTCGATTCACAAAGAACATCGATGCAATGGGTTACTGTCACATGGAAGACGAAGAGACGATTGCTATCGAGGTGTGTAATCAGGGAGATCTGAACCAGATCGCATCAACCATTGCACACGAGTTGGTTCATGCAAAGCAGTTCATTCGTGGTGAACTTAATGCAGGTATGACCCGTTGGAAACGGCAGGAGATCCCCGTTGGCCCTCGGGGTGGTATTCAGATTCAGTATCATGATCAACCGTGGGAACGCGAGGCGTTTGAAAAAGAGGTTGACTTGGTGAAGGCGTTTTGGTAATATATAACTTGAGGTCTGTGAAATGAAACTAATTACTATATCATGTACGGGTGACGATTTTTCCCACACGGTTGAAGAGGGTTACCCACCAGAGGAAATGGAATGGCGAATCATTCAGGCGGCTGAGGAACAGTTTCCAAATTTCAAACAACTGTTCCATTATGACAGCGTTGGTCTACCTGCGGTTGATCTGATTCAGAATGGAAGATGTATTCACCAAATGCGATTTGAGGCAGAAGTATGAACGAAGAAGCAAAGGCAATTTTTGATTTAGAACAACAGATTCTGCAATGTTGGAATGTTGTTGATGACATTAAACTGTTGTACAACCACTTCGGTGACAATCCAAAGTTCGAAGGACTGGATCCAAAGGCCGAAGACGAGATGATGAATCTTCTTCTTGGCCTTGAATCGATGTATCAACTCAAGTTTGATACGATGTTTCGCACGTTCGAAGATGTCGCTCGTGAGTTCCATCGTCGTGGTAAGTTAGCGCAACTGGATCGTGAGAAGCAACTCGCCGAGATGTTCGACAAAGCGATCGACAAACAATGGAAAATGAATGAGAGCGATAATGACAATTGATGAATTAGTAGAGATCGCCAAAGAAGTTGAGATTGGTGATCCGTTTGACTGGGGTAACGTCAACATTCATGAAGAGTCTGCGTATCGTCTGATGGCGATGGGTGTGATGGGAATGGACATGTCTGAAGATGTTATGAGAGCAACCATTGTTAAGTTATGTGTTGAGAACCTCGTGTTGAACACAAAACTAATGATGGTAAACAAATAGGAAGGTGGCGACCTTAAACGCAAACTTAAACACACACAACACAAAGGAGATTCATATGAATCCATACGAAGTAAGATTAGAAGTACTAAAGATGGCTCAAGGTATGTTAGAACGTCAGTTCGATACAGAACAAGCGTTTCTTTGGGAGTTGATGAGTAAGGATCTAGTTACTCTTCACACATTGCGTACTCAAATGCCTCAAATGCCAACGCCTGAACAGATTAAGGAAAAGGCAAACGAACTGTACGAATTTGTTTCTGAAAACAAATAGTATAGATAGTATTGTGAGTTCGGTATGAATGGTCTAACCAACCGCCTTAACTGTCGAGGTAGATAAGACCCCGTACATTAGTCCGTAGGGAAGAACTGTGGTGGTTCGATGCTCTTGTATGTGGGGAGTCCTCGTTGACTCTTAAACGTGTGACAGTACTCGCAATCTAATTGCGTCAGGGTACATGGAAACATGAACGCACACTACCTGTAACAAGGTCAAGTCCGTGACGGTAAAGGTGTTATCCGATTTCCCCGCCGAAAGGTTGGGAGATGCCCCATCGATATGTTGGGAACGTAAGTTGCTGAACGGTTATGAGGATTTGCAGTAGACGGATCGAAAACGCAACATCTACTACTTATTTTCGGTGATGCTCACATCGGGGGGTTACTCATAAACAACACCCCCCAAGCTTAGCCCGAGAAGAACCACTTTGTAAGTCGTCTGTGCACGGGCGCTGATAATGGAGAATAAGGTTTGGGACTACCCGAACGAGTGTCTCCACTTTATTAAAAAAATCACTTGACAGTAGAACATTAATTGTTATATAATTAGTTTGTAAGTTGAGATGTTTGATCGTTTTAGAATGGACACTCAGGGTTGTACTCAGTGTAGTAAAACGCTGGCGTGAGTATAAATGTCCTAGCTCGTCGTAGAGATTGATCCCTCGTAGACGCACTCGACAGACCCTGCCAAATCCTAGGCTATCGGGCAATAAAAATGAGTGTCCATTCTAAAACACACTCGGTATACAGATAGTATGCAGAGACATAAGAAACGTGAGTGTGTTTTCGGAATGACTGCGCCGTAAAGACAGTCCCTATTTTAGAATAGACATTGTGTCCGTCCTGACATGTCTAACACGAAGGGTGAACTGGGCCAGTGTCTATTCTAAAGCACACTATGTCGTAAGACTGAACTTTGACATTGCGAGATAAGGGACGCCCAATGTGGATACTTTTGAGGAGTTGGGATAGTGTGTTTTACTTTTTGCCGATTAAGCATAAATGGCGATGCAGTTGACTTGTAATCATCAGAAGGGGGTTCGATTCCCTCAATCGGCACCAATTATTCCTCGGGGGCCGCAAGGTGTGGCAGCAGACTGTTAATCTGTGATAGCTTGGTTCGATTCCAAGCCGAGGAGCCAATTTTGGGGGAGATTGCTGAGTGGCCAAAGGCAACGGACTGTAAATCCGTCACGAGAGTTTCGATGGTTCGAATCCATCTCTCCCCACCACACTCCTGTAGCTTAATGGTAGAGCACGACCCTCATAAGGTTATGGTTCTTGGTTCGAATCCAAGCGGGAGTACCAACCCTCAGTAGTTCAGCGGATAGAATAACTGCCTTCTAAGCAGTCGGTCACTGGTTCGAATCCAGTCTGGGGGCCCAAAAACAAAGAGGATGATGCATGAAAAACGATGATGACAATTATGTTTTGAAGTTTGTGTGGTATTCTTTTGTGGTTGCGGTATTGACTATTGTCGGTACATACGGTATACTGAACAATGTTTGGTAAAAGGATTGAGTGATATGAAAAATCGTTATGGGTATGAATATTGTTATGTGAAGTATGATGACAATCTCTATCGGTTCAATATGGACGAAGAGCATATGAAGTATATGCGTTATGGTGGTCATGATTTTCAAGAGGGAATTGACTTCAATGATCTTGGCATGTTCGATCCGAGCGGTGGGCCGTATGTTGCAGTAGGTAGTAAAATCTACTGGGATGAGATTCACGAAGGTGTAGAAGGAAGTGACCCTTTGATTGTGACTAAAATCATGGATCGTGGTGCAGAAGGTTTGTTTGTGGAGGTGGAATGATGACAATGAATTATGAACGTCGCAATGCAGTTGTGCGCACTGAACAATTTCTTGTTGCTATTCTGAAAGGTGAGTATGCGCACCATTATGAAGATCTACTGCAAGAAGCAAGAAGTTGTCTGAAACATTATCCAGGCGAGTATGATATGATGCTTGCCGCAGAGCAGGCGCCTGAAATCTTTGGCGATTGGGAGTATTATCGTGAACATTCCAAATAGTATTAAGAACGCTGATCGTGAGACCCTTGAGAAACTTGCGTGGGGTTGGTATCAAATGGTATGTGACCTTGAGAAGCAAGTCGATTGTAAACTGGTCAGTCGTGTAGAAGTAATTGATGGGACTGGTCGTGGTTATGTAAAGTATCTCAACGAAGATCAGTTTGCTTGGTTAGGTTTTCAAGACGATGCTCGCACCTTGAAAGTGTTTATTCAAGATCGGGTGGAGTATATGTTGTGAGAAAATATCGCATCGTAAAGAAAAATTGGGAAATGGGTTACGATCCACAAATCAAAAGATGGTATGGGTGGTCTTCTCTTTTATGTCTCGAACATGAGGGTTATTACCGCAGATTCGAACAAGCACAAGACCGTATCTTTCTGGATAAGAAATATCGTGATGAAGGTGACAGAGTAGTTTGGAGCAATGAGTGATGAAAGTTGAAGTAAACAAACGCACAGCAGTATTTGCGGAACTCCAAAATTACTGTCATATGAGTGGTAAAGATGATTATATAGAACTGACTAAATGGACTAACGGTGAAGGTTTCGACATACAGATTGACAGTAAACGTGGCGCAGAACAGTATTTCAGTTTGACTTATGGTGAGTGGCAGTTGTTGCAGGTGCTGATGAACTGGGAAGGCGAGTGATGAGCAAATACAAAATAGCAGAAGTATATTAAATGATGTTTTTATAACAAAATAATCTAAAAAAGTAGTTTACATTCCTCTCGGTCTGTTATATAATTATTACATAAATTGAGAAAAGGAATTAAATTATGAAAGACAAATTTTTACCAAGCAAAAATGAAATGCCGATGGTTGTCTTTGTATTGGCTTCCATCTTTTCTGTTATTTACTTTGTAGTTGCTTAAGGATTATATAGAGATTATGGCGTTTGTAATGTATGACGTAGACAAAAAAGAAATTAAGAATGTAATGATTGTCGATGACGGAAGTGACCGCCCAGAAAAAATTTATGAAGATCGTGTAGACGAGTACGGCGATATTCGAGACAAGTGGATGCCTTACGAGGAGTTTGTTGCCAAGTATGGTGAAGACCTGATTCCAATTCTTAAGCGAATGAAAGACAAGTAGGAGCAAGAGTGATGAGTTACAAGATCGCAGAAGTGAAGTTTAACGGTGGAAAGGGCACTGTGCTCTGCAATGTGTGTCGCATTATGCTGACAGATGCCTGTGATACCAGAGAACAGATTGACTGCTATCATCTATGCGAAGAATGTTATGAAGAAATGAACGCAGAGAACTACGCAAAACTGTATAACTTTGTTCGTTACATCGCACGGGATTGGGTAGAGTTGAGTCATGACAAAGTGCGGTTACAACGAGACGACTATATGAAACGGGCAAAAGCACTGTTGGATGCGTTAACAGTAACAAAGTACACACACATTGACGAGGTGTTGGAAGATTGTGATGGGTTGGTGGAACAAAATAGCGAGGGAAAATAAAATGAGGCAGTGTTGTGAAGGTGGGCCAATGACTGCAGGATGTCATCATGACCACTGCACTGGGCCAAGAGAAACCAAGCTGGTTGAAATCACAGATGAAGAATATGCACTGTTTCAAAAACTTGCGTCAGTGTGGTATCATAGCGAAGCAGAAATTACTGGTGCTTTTTTTATCTGTGGTCGTGCTGGTGAAGAGGATGAAATGGGTCTGCCTGATGCCATTTTAGTCTGCCCACAAATGGGTAGCAATATCACAGCAATCTATGAGAAGAAAACGGTAGGAAGAAGTGGGCAATGATAACATATAGCACAAACTGGATGGGGCCAGTCAGTATGGACTGGTATCGTGAACGTGGACTCACTCATGAAGTGTCTGAAGTGTTAGAAGAAGATCAAAGGTTTGGTGATCTGAAAGCGGGTGACACATGGACTTACGAGGAGATTACTACTCACTACTCGTGTGGTCGCATCGACATTCGTGACAGCAGTAAAGAAGGTTACGATGGTTGGGACGAATATGCTCTTGATCCTATGCATGCTGAAGATTGGAGTGCATTAGGTGATTACCTCTGGGACTTGACAACCGAGACACAATTGAGTTATAATGAACTCATAGAATCGTTTGAGAAACATTACGGGAAGAAAATACGATGGATGGACTAAAGACATTTCTGTGCGTGCTGGTTGTCGGAATCTCAAGTAACGCAAACGCAGATTGGTTCGAAGAACTCGCGAAGGTTGCTATCGCCAATGAGATTGTCGAACAGATAGACAACGGAAAGATTACTGATCTGAACCTACCTCAATCACTTGTCGCAAATGAAATAAAAAGAATCGATAGAGACTTGAAACTTCGTGCGGAATATGATATAGCCATTAAGAAGAGTCAACTTCGACAGAAGATTCGAAACTGTGTGAATTACCAAATGCGTGAGTGTGATCTATGAAACAAATGAACGGTGATATGAAATTCACCACAGCGGGTGATATGATGAAAGAAGAAAACGGATTTCGACGGTTACAAGAACGTCTGCGTGAAGAGGGGTGGTACGTAGGTTGGAATCACTACTGTTGTCAGTCATGCGCATGGATGGATGTTCCTGATAATTTCGAAGACGGCACGAAAGTCGACTTAAGTAAAGTACTATTCAATCACAGTCAGGATTGTGAGTTCGAAATTGACTGTCCTTATGATGTGATCGAAGAGGAAGAAAAGTGGGACGAGTGGCAAGAACAGTACGAAGAGGCCTTAGAGAATGATACTCTTAAAGAATTTCTGGGTGACGATTACTTACCTGAAGGACTATTATACGAAGGTAGTTTTATTTGTTGCCCACCCGAGATGCAGTCATATTCTATGTTCTGTTTTGATGGTAGTAAAAAAGGTGTTCAGAATCTTAAAGAGATCCTACCAATCATTGAAGAATGTGGGTGCGAATGGAGTTGGGATCAAACGGGTAAACAACGAATTGAAATTAGTTGGTGAGAAGTATACCGAAATTCGTCATAATGACGAAAAACGGTGTATTTGGAATTTGGAGAACGAAGCATGATCTATGGTTCTATTCGTCATGGTTATGACGGTCGTAAAGTGAAGAAACGTAAAGTGAAAGGAGAAGTCTATGGCAAATACACGCCGCCACCATTTAAACCACTCACGGCAACAACAGGCTCGTCGTATGCAGATATTCGAATGGCAGAAACAAATCGATACCGATCGGCCGATGTCACAGTCACTCAAGGAGTCTGTGCAAAACCCGACCGAAAAGAATACACAGGTACGTTAGTCAAGGGTATCTCTACGATGCACAAGAGTAATGCGGTACCGATTATTAATGAACAAGAAGCAAAAGAACATGCGAGTATGAGACGATGAGTTTAGAATTTACAAAAACAATGAACAAGGTGGATGAATACTTTGATCGAGAAATCGAACAGAGTGCTCTTGATTTTATAGAAGAACACTATGGTGTCACGTGGGATGAACTGACCGAGGAACAGATTCAAGAAATCGCAGAGTTCGCCGAAGACAACGAATGGAGTGTGTTGTCACGTGGTTTTCGAAGTGTAGTAACCATGTGGGAGTCAAATTAAGATGGAACAAGATCTACAGACATACATAGATCTAATTAAACAATGGCACCACGATCGCAATCTGATCGTTGGTGCTACCGACAAAGATCAAGTATGTAAACTCATACAGGAAGTAGGTGAACTCAGTGATAACGTGTGTAAAGGCCGTGATGTTAGTGACGATATTGGTGATTGCATTGTCGTTTTGGTTAACATTGCCGAACGACATGGATTGACCTTGACAGAGTGCTGTAAGATAGCGTATAATGATATCAAGGATCGAAAAGGTCGTATGGTCGATGGAATTTTTGTGAAGGAAGCTGATTATGAGTACACCCCCAACTGACCCGTATAAATATCTGTGGCGCGAAGAGATCGACGCAGATTATCACTGTCACATCTATCTCACCAAAGGTACAGATTTGTACGGTTGGGTTCAACATGGTACTACCGAAGTGGTTATGTTTTCAAAACCATATCGAACATGGTCACCTTCTCGCCGTAAGTTTCGAAAACTAGGCAAGAAGGAGATCGATGCCCTATGTATGAATACAGAGTTAAAATTTGCCGCATAGTCGACGGTGACACAGTAGACGTTGATATCGACCTAGGGTTCGGTGTTTGGTTACATAACGAACGTGTCCGATTGGTTGGTATTGATGCTCCTGAGTCGCGTACAAGTGATCTGGAGGAAAAAAAGTTCGGACTCCTATCCAAAGAGTATCTCAAGGACAAACTCGCCTCAGGCGCCACTCTGAAGACCTATAAGGATAAGGAAGGTAAGTTCGGCCGAATCCTTGGTGAGTTCATCGTCTATGACAATGTCAGTGATTCGTGGATGTCTGTTAATGAGATGATGATTCGAGATCATATGGCAGTCAAGTATGTGGGTCAATCCAAACATCTCATCGAAGATGAACACCTTCATAATCGTAAAATTCTTATAGAACGTGGTGTTATAAATATATCCGAAACTTAATGTTTCAACCACTATAAGGAGTAATCTATGTCTGAAGAAAATCAAAGACCAGAAGACTCTGCAAAAGAAGTGGCGAGCAAATATATCGGTAAATATGGTTTATTATACATTACCCTGATTGTTCTTATAGGTGTAGGTTCAAGCGCTTGGTTGTCTGAATCCGCCGTGACAGCTGTTATGACGATGATTGGTGGTGCTCTTGTTGCTCTTATTAATATGTTGCAGGGAGTTACTGGTACACGGGATGACGATCCAAACACGGAGATCATTAAACAGTTGATCGACAAACTTGAGATCGAAGAAAAACCAATGAAGGTAAATGTTGATGGTGAACAAGTCACTGTCACTCACGGAGAAAGTTCTGTATCCACTAAATCATGATATAACGAAGGGTTCTAAGGAACCCTTTTTTATTCCAAAATATTCTAAAAAACTTCAATTATTTTCAAAACACCCCTTGACTATGTTCTCGAATCATGCGATAATTACAACGTAATTGAGAGAGAGAGAGGTGTTTGAGATGATTGATTTTATTGATGTTTCTGATGGTCACATCCTTCTTTGTGATGGTGTCCGATGTGTCGGTATTGGTAACGATGCGGAGAGCGTTGCGAACGCTATTCTGTTTCGTGGTGGCCCTGCTCCCGTGATTTACAAATCTTCTTCTTGTGACTTTGCTGAACAGTACGGGTTCGAGAGTCAGAAAGCGTTTGATGATTTGTGGGATGATGTTTGTGGATTGTTGTGAGGTATGTGATGTTGCATGATTATGTTTATTATTTGAAAGTTGAAGGTGAAGTGATCTACGAATTAGTGTTCGAAAGTGAAAAGATGGCGATTGAGTTCGCTGAAGAGAGTGCTTACAAAGATTACGAAGTTATTGAATGGGACTGTGAATGAAAATATCTGACCAAACTCTCTACAATCTGTATCTGCAAAAACACAAAGCGAAACAGAACAAAGGTGAGAAAGGTTCTCGGGACTCGGAACGTTCGAAGACCTACAAAGCCGAGTGGGCGTTTACTGGTGCGAATCCTGCCGTTATCAAAAAGTTTGAAGATGTCAGTGAAGCACAGAAGTTTGTCTCGAAGGTCTGCAAGTCGGCGACTTGGAAAAAACTGTGGGACGAGAATGGTCGTTGGGAAAAATGGATGCAGGACGTGCCTGTTCGTCAGAAGCAGACTGGTCATGGCCGTCGAACCGCCGCGTTCACCAATGGTCGATCGATTACTGTCGACCCTCTGTGCGGTCTAGATACGTACACGATGTTACACGAACTGACTCACTGTCTGGGTCACATGCACCACGGTCGTTCGTTCCGTAAGGATCTATTGCGTCTGGTGTCACGTTTCATCGGTGCTGATGCGGCGAAGAGTCTGAAATCAGAATTCAAGAAAGCGAAGTTGCCCTGTGGTGAACCTCGTAAACCAATGTCGTTTGACCAATGGGTAGCGGCGAAAAATCGAATGGAGAAAATGCGTAATGAATATTAATGATGTAGTGACAATTATTGTGGGTAACGGTACAGAGTACGTTGGAAAGTTTCGTCTCGAAACCGAAAACGAATATATCATTGGTGACCCACACATCGTGGCCCCAGACGGTAACAATCTCGGGTTTATGCCTACGGTTGCGATGACGGGTGAACCACGAATCGGTGAGGTGAAGTTTAACAAGACTCAGGTTGTATTGGTTGTCAAGACTGCTGAGGCAGTAGTGAGAGAATACATCAAGTCATCGAGTGGGTTGATTGTATAATGTCGATCGAGAAACACATTGCAACGTGGGTGTACTACACCTACCGTTTCAACAAAGATTTGCCTAAATGGTTGCAAAAAGATCTGGAACGTTCTAAAAAAATATTAGGAGTAGTGGAGTAATGAAAGTAACATTTGAAATGGAAGACGAACAGGTCGATGCAATCCTTGTTAGTCAATTGAAACAGACTATCGAGGGTCTTGAAGAGAGTCTTGAACAGCGTGCGAACGGTGTTGGTATCAGTATCTTTGACAGTGACCCTATCGAGGACATTCAGTATCTCAACCAATACATTTCTGCGTTCAAGTTGGCACTGGACTGGTATGGTGGTGAAGTTGACTGAAGCAATTATAATTTTCTGGTTAAGCATTAACGTGATTGTCACGGCGTGGTTCATCGCAGTGTACGTTACGAAAACATTGAGGAAGAAAAACAAGTGAAGTTCTTATATTTTTTATTGAGTTGTTATGTGTTGACAGCTGCGTTCAGTATGCGGATCAGTGAAGGATCCGCACCCACAGTGTTAGTGCTAGGGTCAGTTGTATCGTTTTTGTACATTATTTACTATATTAATTTGAAATTATTTTCGAAAACCTCTTGATTTTGTTTTGGAAAAGATATATACTACCCTTGTAGTTTGAAATTAACCCTTGAGAGGAAATATATTATGGCACATATGGTTGAAACAATGGCATACGCAGGACAGGTACCTTGGCACGGTTTGGGTACTAAGGTCGCTGCGGATTTGACCCCACGTCAGATGATGGAGAAGGCAGGTTGTGATTGGGAAGTTCTGAAGGTACCTACCTACGCTGGTGAAGAAATGATTCCTACTGGCGCGTCTGCACTGATTCGCTCTTCGGACAATCGAGTCCTTGCACCGATGGTCGGTGACAACTGGGAACCTGTACAGAACGTTGAAGCGTTTGACTTCTTCACTGAGTACTGTCTCGCTGGTGATATGGAGATGCACACTGCGGGTTCACTTGCGGACGGTAAGAACGTCTGGGCACTCGCGAAGGTCAATGAGTCGTTCGATGTTCTGGGTGAAGATCAGGTAGACTCTTACCTTCTGTTCTCTAACCCACACCAGTACGGTAAGTCACTCAATGTGCGCTTCACCCCGATTCGTGTGGTTTGCAACAACACACTGACTATGTCTCTGAGTATGGGTTCGAAGAACGAAGTGTCTCTGAACCACCGCCGTGTGTTTGACCCCCAGATGGTCAAGGATCAGTTGGGTATCGCACACGAGAAGTTTGCGCAGTACAAAGAGGCTGCACGGTTCCTTGCGAAGAAACGTGTCACGCAAGAGGACTTGGTTCAGTTCTTCAACAACGTCTTCCCCATCGCGGACAAGAGTGTTAAGGTCAAGACCTACGCTGATTTGTCTCGCACTGCGAAGCGAACCTATGATGTTCTTGAGACTCAGCCAGGTGCGAACTTCGCAATGGGTACTTACTGGAACGCAGTGAACGCAGTCACCTACATGACTGACCACGAGTTGGGACGTAACGCCGATACGCGTATGCAGTCTGCATGGTTCGGTGCGAATCAGTCCAAGAAACTCAAGGCGATGAACCTTGCACTTGAAATGGCGGAGGCAGCGTAATGCTGCCTTTGGTATTATTACCAAAATTTAATGATAAAATCTGTTGACAACACACCCGATCCGTGCGATAATTACCACGTAATTGAGAGGGAGGTTTGACATGAATGACGTTTTGATTTTTCTTGCGCAGTATCCTGATGCTCTCAAGGTTTTTGTCTACGGTGGATTGTTGTCTCCGTTGGCGTTTGTTCTTTTTAAAATGATTAAGGAAATTTGATGATGTATTCTAATTATGATGAGATCCCTAAAGAAGTTCGCCGTTATATTCTCGACCAGTCTGGTGCTCGTCGAATAAAACAAAACTCTTTGGCCTACTGTAACGAACTTGCAGAAGACTACTTCGAGTACGAAGCTGAGTGTGCAGAACTCAAGAAGTTCGCGTTACACGTTGTTCGTGATGGTAATAAAATTGTGAAAACTTTCGAAAGTTGTGACGATGTTTTTGTTGCCTTTGATCAAGAGATCGACTATAATATAGGAACTCTTGGGGTGACTATGGTCATCACTCAGGCAGGACGACCGATGCGTGGATACGTTAACGGTAAAGTGATTAACCCTGCAACTATTTATGATGGACTAGGACATTTTCGTGGTTAATTTGGATTATGTAGTAATGTTTGCGCGACGAGCCCACCAAGGGCAAGTCCGCAAGTACACTGGTGAAGATTACGTTGAACACTGTTATGCAGTTGCTGAAATGTATCAATCATGGTGTAACGAGAAGGATCAAGATGCGGTTTACGCAGCGATACTTCACGACACTGTTGAGGACACTCCAGTAACTCACGAGTTGATTCAACAACAGTTTGGTGATCGGGTTGCACAGTACGTTTGGTACCTCACCAAACCCGAGAACTTTGTGGGTAACCGTGCCGCACGTAAGGCATTAGATCGTGCACGACTCGCACTTGCACCTGAAGTAGTACGGTTTATAAAGATACTAGATATAATGCATAACGCAAAAAGTATCAAGGAATATGATCCCAAATTCTGGGAGACATTCCGACTAGAAGCAATCGAGTTGTTCGATGGGATGAATGCAAAGAATGTTTGGAATTCTCAGGTTCATCCAGATCACGAACATCGATATGCAGAGTTTATCGCGGAGTTGATAGACGGACTATGAGTTCCCCTCATGGTGGGAGGTGCAATGCCTTCGCTCCGCTCCAAATACCTCCTCCGTGGTATGCAGTGATTGGGTGCTTTACGCACCCTTTTTTTCGTGTTATTATAAATAGTATAGATTACTTGGAGAATAACATGAGAATAAGTCGTATCACATCGCAGGAAGAGGATGCACTGAAAAAATGCATTGCTCCCTATGTGTACACTCTCAAAGACCAGAACACGAAGAGTGCGACGGTGATTGTCCGAGCCCCTAGAGATGACCGTGGTAGTGTAAAACAAGATATCGAAAAGAAACTTACGGCTAAAAAATATACGTTTAGTGCAGAACGAACGGGTGGTTCTGTCGGTAGTACGGTCATAACGTACAAGAACACTCAGGTGAGAATAATCTACAAACCCTTGTCGGGTGGTATGAGTGAGACAACTCTCAACTCCACTATCACGGAACTCGCACCCGCGCTTGCGTTTATGGCAAATAAAAAATTTACCGACGTAAACAAGTTCCACAAGTTTCTTATGGAAACAATTCCCACTGCAAACAAGTATGGTTGTTATCTGAATGCACAGGATAAGGCTGCGGGACATAAGTTCATTGAAGATATGCCTACATCATCAAAGTTCGAAGAGAAGATGGACAACGCCATTGCAATTTTGAATTACCTCTACGAACTTGATTCGAAGTCAAAAATTAAACAGGTCTACTTTGCGTATCGTGCAAAACCACAGAACATAAATCCAAACCACAAGGGTGATTTGTTCGTGCAGTTCGTGAATGGTAAATGGTTGGGTGTGTCTCTCAAGGCGGGTGGTGAAAAAACTGCTGAACCGCAATTGAATACATATGTGAACAAACTATTCGATGACTACAATCGACCAAGTGATAAGACCAAATTAATGAACGCGGTCTACAACGAGATTCATTCTAAACTTGGATTAGGTCGCAATTGGGCAGACCGAACAAACAAGAAACAATCTATCGAGACCATCATAGAATATAAAGAAAACTATCCAAAGGCATATGAAGAAACATATGACAAGATGTTGGAGATGTGCAGAACGGCCGTGGTGGATGCGGTCAACAAGAACATAAAAGACACCAAAGACTACATCGTCAAACAGGTTTTGAAAAAGGATGAGAATGTCCCATTGGTTGTTGTGAAGGCATTTGGTCGCAGTTACAAGATGGTGACCGATGAAGACAAATTAGAAAACTTTCTACCAAGAGCAGACAAGATTACTGCAAGAAAGTCAACGGGTTCAAAACAAGAATGGTTTATCGACCTATCAAACAAAAAAGAAAAACTAACAATGAAGATGTCGATAAGAACCAACCAACCCGAACCGAATAACAAGATAGCTCAGGGGTTCAATCTAGCAATTAAATTTAATGGACTAAAATGATATGAAAGACAAAGATGAAAAAAAATCACGCACAAACAAACCACAGATTCGCGGAGGAATAAATGGGCGCATCACGATATTTAAATAACGAAGGAATCTGGATTGCCGCCGGAGAGATTGCAAACACTTCCCACATCAACAAGTTCGGATATCAGGGAACTGACGGTGGTACCGGAACTATCTGGGACGGTAACGGAACGACTGCCGACTATCCATATCCTGCCGCAGGTGTTGCATCGTCATCATCTACCAGTGGTGATGATACTGGAGAAGGTTTAGAAATTCAGGGATTAGATGAAAACTATAATCCACTCGTGGTCACTACCACCGTTGGTGCAACTACTACCGAAACGTTTTCAAGAATTTTTCGTGTTCGTAAAACAACTGCAACCAACGTTGGTGTAATCTCGATTAACATAGGTAGTAACCTTGCCGCACAGATTCTTGCTGGTAACGGACAAACTCTCATGGCAGTTTACACGATTCCCGCAGGTAAGACAGGATACCTTGTCAAGTTTCAGGGGTCGATGGACAAGCAGAATGTCGATGTGAAGTTTAAGTTGTTTGCACGACCATTTGGTGACGCATTCAATCTGAAAGGTCAATGGGGAACTCAGGGTGGTAACTCAGTAACATACGATTATCCCGTGCCTTTGAAGTTCGAAGAAAAGACTGACATCAAAGTAAATGTCGAATCTGGTACTTCTGGACACGGCGCAATCTTTGACATTATACTGGTAGACAACTAATGGATTTTTTAGACTTCATCACAGAACAGAAGAACACCCATATGACTCACATTGAGGATAAAGTCCTCTATGGGGGTGTTGATGGCACTCGACAGGCCATCAATGCATTGCGTGAGTTGCGTAACATGCTTGCAGGAAAGAAAGAGGGTGGAGTCTCAGTGAAGTGGGATGGTGCGCCTGCAATCTTTGCAGGTATCGACCCCCGTGATGGAGAGTTCTTTGTTGCAAAGAAAGGTATCTTCAATAAGAATCCCAAGGTCTACAAGACTGCCGCAGAGATTGATGCAGACACGTCTGGTGACCTTGCAGACAAACTCAAGGACGCCCTGAAATATCTACCAGAGTTAGGTATCAAGGGTGTCATTCAAGGTGACTTTCTGTTTGGTCGTGGTGATCTATCAACGCAGACAATTGATGGTCAGTCCTATGTGACATTTCACCCAAACACAATTGTTTATGCAGTGCCTAAAGATCAGGCAAAGGCAGTAAAGTCTGCTAAGATTGGTATCGTATGGCATACTACATACACCGGTCGAACGTTCGAAACTATGAAGGCCTCGTATGGTGTAAACGTTGCGGGTCTCAGAAAGTCTCGTAACGTATGGTCACAGGATGCCATGTTGCGCGATGTTCGGGGTGCGACAATGTCTGCAACAGAAACAGAAAACGTCAATGCGATTCTTTCTGATATCGGAAAACTGTTTAACTCAATAACAGGGTCTACTCTTCGTGAACTCGAAGGTAATCAGATTCTTGCACAACACATCGAACAGTTCAATAACACATACGTGCGGAAAGGACAACGAATAACAAACTCAGTCGCACACACTACGAAACTGATACGTTGGATCAAGTCTAAATATCAAAAAGAAATTGATGCACGTAAAACAGAAAAGGGTAAGTCCACACAACAGAAGAAGTTGGACGACCTGTTAAGTTTCTTTTCTGATTCAAACAAAAAAAGTCTGATTAAGATGTTTGAATTACAAAAATTGATTGTGGACGCAAAGTTAATTCTTATAAATAAACTTAATCGGATCGGTTCTCTTGAAACTTTTGTGAAAACTTCCAAAGGTTACAAGGTTACTGGTCAAGAAGGTTATGTAGCAATTGACACACTTGGTGGTGACGCTGTTAAGTTAGTAGATAGGATGGAGTTCAGTTATAATAACTTTTCTCCCGATATCCTGAAAGGGTGGCAAAAGAAAAGATGATAGAAGTTTATGGCATATTCGAGAACAAGACCAACGACATTGTTTATGTCGGTCAAACCTCTCGTGGCCATAAACAGAGATTTAACGAACACAAGAACACTAAAGGGTTTGACCCATCGAAGTATTCGATTAAAGTTCTAAAAGAATGTTCCGTTGATGAATTAGATAAGTGGGAAAAACATTACATAAAAAAATACGACACTTTATCTAAATGGAACAAGCAAGACGGTGGTAAGAATCCAAGGGGTTATAACATACCACCAAGGGTTCAGTCCAAAGAAGAAATTGAATGGAGAAGTGAGTGGATGAAAGAAAATAATCCACTTTCAAATCCAGAAACGAGAAAGAAAAAATCACAGACTATGACAGAGTTGTATTCCTCTGGCAAGTTAGAAAATCCAATGGCTAAGAAGTGGTTGGTAGAATACGAAAACGGTAGAAGTGAATGTGTTGTCTCTTTGAAAAAATGGTGTCGAGAAAAGTCCTACAACTATATGGCACTATACAACGGACGACAAGATAAAGATATAGTTAGAGTTATTAAACTTTAATTTACATTGGATGGCAGAAACCTAGTAGGAGATAAACGGTGTTATCGTTTAAGGATTTTATTGTAGTAGACTATACACAGACAGGTGACGAGTTACTTGCGTATCAGGCGCAAAAACGTCATCGTGGTGTAGTTGGAGAAGAGACCACAGACGAGGCTCTCTCATTTGCAGGTCGACGGGCACTCGGTCGTGCGATGAAACGTCGACAAGCAGTTCTAAAAAAATCAAGAGCACGTGCGATGCAAAAGGTCGCAGGTCAAGATGTTCTGATGAAACGTGCCGAGAAACAAGCACGTAACATAATTTTCCAAAAATTGTCAAAAGACACTCCTCGCGGGGAACTAACCCCCCAACGCCGTGCAGAGATCGAAGCGAAGGTTGCGAAAGCAAAAACTCGTGTGCAGGCACTTGCTAGAAAACTATTACCGAAACTCCGTCAAGCGGCTAAGGATAGGAAAAAGTAATGAGTAAAGTTCCATCGTTTAGTCAATATCTCGTTGAAGAGACTCGCGAAGTATTTTTCACTTTTGGTCGTATGAATCCACCAACTATCGGTCACGGTAAGTTGATGAATGTGATGTCTGCAAAGGCGGGTAAGAACCCATACAAAGTATATCTGTCGCAGTCTAGTGATCCTCGTAAGAATCCATTGACCTACGAACAGAAGATCAAACACTCTCGTAAAATGTATCCCAAACATGCACGGTCAATCATCAAGGACAAGAAACTACGTAATGTCTTTGAGGTTGCATCGTCTCTGTATGACCAAGGATTTAATCGTATCACAATGGTTGTTGGTGCGGATCGTATTACAGAGTTTGAGACACTCCTGAACAAATACAACGGTGTCAAAGGCCGTCACGGTTTCTACAACTTCGAAAAGATCAATGTTGTATCTGCGGGTGATCGTGATCCAGATGCAGAAGGTGTTGAAGGTATGTCTGCGTCTAAACAACGTGAGAATGCCAAGAATAATGATTTCACAACATTCTCTCAAGGCATCCCATCGTCTATGTCTAATAAGGACGCAAAACGATTGTTCAATGACGTTCGTGCGGGTATGGGATTGAAAGAAACTACTCAATTCAAGAACCATATTGCACTAGAATCGGTTTCTGAAACACGTGAAAAATTCATTGAAGGGGAGTTGTTTAATGAGGGTGATGAAGTTTTTATCAAGAGTTCTGGAAAGAGCGGACATATCCACCGCCTTGGTGCTAATTATGTTATCGTTGCTCTGGATGAAGGTCGCATATCTCGTGAATGGTTGGATAATGTAGAGAAAATAGATGAGGCTGGGTTTGGTAACAGTCGGTCTGTCTTTCATGATCTAATGCCAAATCTCGATAACTTCCTTGATCGTTTTGGTGGTGGTCGTAAAAGGTGGAAGTATGCGATACAACAATATCAACGGTTGGACAAAGAAAACCCCAAAGCAAATTTAAACACGAAGGCATATAAGGCAGCACAGATCGCTGACGTAGATGTCCGTGGACTGCGTGATCTTATTCAGAAAATGCAGAAGGAAGAAACCTATTCACCTCAGAAACACGAGTGGGGTACTGATGCGGCGACTAAGTGGGCAAAGTCTATGACCCCTGGCGAGACCGTCAAGGAAGCAGACGATGAATTATCTGCGGTGAGACGCAGCATCGAAAAAGAAAAGGATCAAGATAAAAAGAAACACGATCGTATGTTGGATCGTGCAAGACTTGCCCGTGCAAGGCGTAAGAATAAAGAAACAAGACCTACTCAAGAGTCGAAGGGTAATCCAGTTGCAAAGAATTTGAACAAGTTCAACAAACCTGCAACGCACAAAGACAAAAAGAAAGATGATAAACGTGGTTATTTAAAACACAAGGGTAACTTAGATGGCTAGGGATTATAAGAAGGAATACGCCAACTATCATTCGCGACCCGAACAGATTAAAAGACGTGCTGCACGTAATGCGGCTCGTCGTGCAATGCGTGGTCGAAAGGAACTGACTGACGAGAAAGATGTACATCACAAGGATAACAATCCGATGAACAATGACAAGTCTAACCTTTCGATTGTGACCAAACACTACAATCGTCGTGAACCTAGACTCCGTGTAGAAGACCTACGCAAGTGGTTCGGTAAGGGTAAGAAAGGTGATTGGATTCGTGTTGGTACGGACGGAGAGATTAAAGGTGATTGTGCACGGGAACCAGACGAAGGTAAACCCAAGTGTATGCCTCGTGACAAGGCACATAGTATGTCTAAGAAGGATAGAGCATCTGCGGCTCGAAGAAAGAGACGCGCAGATCCAGACGCAGATAGGCCAGGAACAGGGAATAAACCGATTATGGTAAAAACAGACAAGAAAGAATCAGTGAACGAAAAGAATGTCCCAACAAATCCCAAGTTGTGGGCAAAGTTCAAAGCACAAGCAAAATCAAAATTCGATGTTTATCCTTCTGCATATGCAAACGGATGGGCTGCAAAACAATACAAAGCCGCAGGTGGTGGTTGGAAAACGGAGAGTGTAAAAGAAATGAAAACCTTCAATGATGTTCGAGAAAAGTCTGTATCTCAAGCACAACAGAAGATGATGGCCATGGCACTTGCGTACAA